CTAATGAAACATGACGGTAAGTTTGTCCCTCACAAGGGGGCAAGCCTTACTGCTAATTTTGCTATACAGAAAAAACATGACAAAAAGTAAACCTAAAAAGATGAATACAGGTGGGTTGGCTAAGAGTCAAAAAAGTCTTAAGTCTTGGACTAAGCAAGATTGGAGAACTAAAAGTGGCAAGCCTTCTACACAAGGTGCTAAAGCTACTGGTGAAAGATACCTTCCTGCTAAAGCTATTAAATCTCTTAGTGATTCTGAGTATGCTGCTACAACCAGTGCCAAACGAAGAGGCACGGCTAAGGGCAAGCAGTTTGTGGCTCAACCTAAGAAAGTTGCAAAAAAAGTAAAACCTCATAGGAAAGTTAAATGAGAAACCTAACAGAAAAACAACAAAAGTTTTTAGATGTTCTTTTTGAAGAGGCTAAAGGTGAACCTGCTCAAGCTAGAAAATTAGCTGGTTATGCAGAAACAGTATCTACTTCTTCTATTGTAAATGCTTTACAAGAAGAAATTGCAGAAAGAACTAAGAAATTTATTTCTACTACAGCAACTAAAGCTGCATACTCTATGAAACATATTATGGATAATCCTACTGATCTTGGTAATAAAGAAAAGATAGTAGCAGCAAAAGATATTCTTGACCGTGGTGGATTTAAAGCTACAGATAAAGTAGAAGTATCTACTTCTAATCCTTTATTTATCCTACCGCCTAAAGATGAGTAACATAGGTAAAGTGTGGGAGTTACCTGCACCTAAAGAAGATGAAGAGTTTGAATGGCGGTCAGTAGTAAGAGTAGGTAGACTAATACCTTTTGGATATAAACAAGACTCTGAAGATAAAGATATACTTAGACCTATACCAGAAGAGTTAGAATTACTAGAAGAAGCTAAAAGATATCTCAAACAGTATAGCTACAGAGATGTATCAGCTTGGTTAAGTGAACAATCGGGTAGATACATATCCCATGTGGGATTAATGAAGAGAGTTAAAATTGAACGAAAACGTAAGAGAGAAGCTGCAGCACAACGCCACCTTGCTGAAAAATACAAAGCCGCCCTCGAAAAGGCGAAAAAGCTTGAAGAAGAAAGGCTCGGTGGAAAAGACCTCAAGTGTTGCACAAATAACACAGTCGGAGAATTATCCTAAAGAAGATATAATCTTTGAACCTAATCCCGGCCCACAGACTTCTTTCTTATCATCAACAGAGCAAGAAGTTCTTTATGGAGGTTCTGCTGGTGGAGGTAAAAGCTACAGCCTTGTTGCAGACCCAGTAAGATATTTTTCTAATTCTAATGCTAGGATGTTGTTAGTTAGACGTAGTACAGAAGAACTAAGAGAACTTATTTCTGTTTCTAAACAGCTATACCCAAGGGCTGTTCCCGGAATTAAGTTTATGGAAAGAGATAAGACTTGGGTAGCCCCATCAGGCGCAACATTGTGGATGAGTTACCTTGACAGAGATGATGATGTTATGCGTTACCAAGGCCAAGCCTTTAACTGGATTGGCTTCGATGAACTTACACAATGGCCTAGCCCTTATCCTTGGGATTATATGAGATCAAGGTTACGTACTAACAAAGATAGTAAATTACCTTTGTACATGAGAGCTACTAGTAACCCCGGAGGTCCGGGCCATCAATGGGTTAAAAAAACTTTTATTGATCCTCAAACACCTAACAAATCTTTTTGGGCTACAGATATAAACACTGGTGAAATAGTATCATGGCCTAAAGGACACTCAAGAGAAGGTGAACCTTTATTTAAACGTAGGTTTATACCTGCTACTTTGTTTGATAATCCATACCTAGCAGAAGATGGTATGTATGAAGCAAACCTTTTATCCTTACCAGAACATCAACGTAGGCAACTACTAGAAGGTGATTGGGATATAAATGAAGGTGCAGCATTTCCTGAGTTTAATCGTAACATACATGTCATAGAACCTTTTGATATACCTAATAACTGGGTTAAGTTTAGAGCTTGTGACTATGGATATGGCTCTCATACTGGTGTTGTATGGTTAGCAGTAACCCCTGCAGAACAGATCATAGTATACAGAGAGATGTATGTAAGTAAAGTTATTGCTACAGATTTAGCTGATATGATTTTAGATGTAGAGCAAGAGGAAAAAATACGATATGGTGTACTTGACTCTTCACTATGGCATAATCGTGGTGATACTGGGCCTAGCCTAGCAGAGCAAATGATTATGAAGGGTTGCAGATGGAGGCCATCAGATAGATCAAAAGGCTCTAGGGTAGCTGGTAAGAATGAATTACACAGACGATTGCAGGTAGACGAGTTTACAGAAGAACCTAGACTTGTAATATTTAATAATTGTAAAAATTTAATTTCACAATTACCTGCACTACCTTTAGATAAAAATAACCCTGAAGATGTAAACACACATGCCGAAGATCACTTGTATGATGCGTTAAGGTATGGCATAATGACAAGGCCAAGAAGTAATTTATTTGATTATAACCCAGCTACTAGTACAGGGTTTCAAGTAAGTGACCCTACTTTTGGATATTAAGGAAATAATATGGAAGAAGAATTTGAAGAAATAATGGACTCAGAAGAATCTACAGCTTTAACTGATAGTGAAGAAGATTCTTATTCTGATCCTCTTTCAGGTACAATAGTTGGCTTAGTTAAAAGTAAATATTCAAAATCTTCTACAGCTAGAGATACTGAAGAACGTAGATGGTTGCAAGCTTATCGTAATTATCGTGGGCTATATGGACCTGATGTACAGTTTACTTCTACAGAAAAATCACGTGTATTTGTAAAAGTAACTAAAACAAAAGTACTTGCTGCTTATGGTCAAATCATAGATGTTTTATTTGGCAATAATAAATTTCCTATTAGTATTGAACCTACTACCTTACCTGAAGGTGTTGCAGGATCAGTGCATTTTGAAACTGATGATAATATTAAAAAAGCAACAGGACCAACAGAAGAAGATATGCAGCTTCTTCCGGGTGAAACTTATCCTCAACTACAAGAACGTCTTGCAGGATTACAAGATAAATTAGAGCCTGTACTTGATATTCTTAAAGAAGGACCGGGAAGTACACCTACTCAAGTAACTATTCATCCTGCAATGATTGCAGCTAAGAAAATGGAAAAGAAAATCCATGATCAACTTGAAGAGTCTAATGCTAATAAACAATTACGTGTAACTGCATTTGAATGTTCTTTGTTTGGTACAGGGGTTATGAAAGGTCCATTTGCTATGGACAAAGAGTATCCTAATTGGAATGATGAAGGTGAATACTCTCCTACTATAAAAACTATTCCACAAACTTCTTCTGTTTCCCTTTGGAATTTTTATCCTGATCCAGATGCAATTAATATGGATGAAGCAGAGTACGTAATTGAACGACATAAAATGTCTCGTTCTCAAATGCGATCACTTAAAAACCGACCTTTCTTTAGATCAAACTCTATTGATACTGCTATTAATATAGGTGAGTCCTATAATAAAGAATGGTGGGAGCAAGCAATGGAAGATGATGCTCAAGAATCTAAAGCTGAAAGGTTTGAAGTACTTGAGTTTTGGGGGAATGTAGATACAGATGTTCTTGAAGGACATGATATTGATATACCTAAAGAACTAAAAAATCTAGATGAAGTAAGTGTAAACATTTGGATTTGTAATGATCAAGTACTACGTCTTGTTATGAATCCATTTACCCCTACACTTATTCCTTATTATGCAGTACCCTATGAGATTAATCCTTACAATATTTTTGGTGTAGGTTTAGCTGAGAATATGGATGACACCCAGACTCTTATGAATGGGTTTATGCGTATGGCTGTAGACAATGCAGCCTTAAGTGGCAATATGCTAATTGAGGTAGATGAAACTAACTTAGTGCCGGGTCAAGACCTATCAGTATACCCCGGTAAAGTCTTTCGTAGGCAAGGGGGTGCACCCGGACAAGCCATCTTTGGTACTAAGTTCCCCAATGTATCTAATGAAAACATGCAGATGTTTGATAAAGCCAGAGTACTTTCTGATGAATCTACAGGGTTCCCCAGCTTTGCTCATGGGCAAACGGGGGTGTCAGGTGTCGGACGTACAGCTTCTGGCATTAGTATGCTTATGTCTGCTGCTAATGGTTCTATACGAAATGTAGTTAAGAATGTAGATGATTATCTACTTGGCCCTATGGCAAAAGCTTTCTTTAGTTTTAATATGCAGTTTGACTTTGATGAAGAAATTAAAGGAGACTTAGAAGTTAAAGCACGTGGAACTGAAAGTCTTATGGCTAATGAAGTACGTAGTCAACGATTAATGCAATTCCTTGGTGTTATTCAAAATCCTGTGCTTGCACCTTTTGCAAGAGTAGATTATATTATTCGTGAGATTTGTAAATCTATGGACCTTGATCCTGATAAGTTAGTAAACTCTTTGTCAGATGCAGCAGTACAAGCTGAAATACTTAAGAAGTTCCAAGCAGAAAATCCACCACCTCCTACACCAGAGGGTCCACCTCAAGGGGCTGGTGGTGCACAGCCTCTCCCAGCAGGTACACAGGCTCAAGATACTCAAGGCAGTGGTGGAGGTACTATAGGTACAGGTTCAGTACCTACACCGGGAGAGCAGGGCTTCTCAGCTAATACTGGTGGAGGACCAATCCAGTGAGTTTAAAACTACTAGTAAATAACCCAGAAGCATGGAATGCATTTGAAGCTGAACTAGATGAACGTATTCAAGCTAGTTATAGAATGTTTTCTCAAACTGAAGACTCTAATGTAATATACAGAATGCAAGGTCAAGTACATGCATTGCAAGCTTTAAAGCAGCTTAGATTAAAGGTTAATGCTAATGAGTAATTTAAATGCGGAAGAAAAACAAAAAATATTAAATTCTGTTTTAGGTATTAATAATGATGATGATTTTCAATCTTTTAAATCTACGCAAATAGAACCAGACATATTTGATAAAGTAACAGATTTTTTTAGCAGAGAACGTGGACTAGAAAGAAGTAAAAAACTAGAAGATAATATTCGTTATTTTTTAGGTCCATATGCAGGTAGTCTTGGTCAAGCTAATCAACTGCTTAATCCTGTTGTAGGACTTCAAGATGCTGGTGAAGCTACTAGAGAAGGTAGATACGTGGATGCTGTTACAGACACAGCAGCAGCAGCATTACCTATTGCAGGTGCACTAGCTGTAAAACCTTTAGCTAGGGGTGTACAATCTGGTATAGACGAAGCAGTAGATGCTATAACAGAAATAATGACAGGCAAAAGTGCTGGTGCAGTAGATTTAAATAAAAGAAAATTTATAACAGAAACTCCTATTGTTTTAGCAGGTGCAGGTGCTGCTAGTTCTGAAGCAGTAAGTAAAGGTATAGGAGAAGTTTTTTCACCGTTGTTAAAAGGAGCTAGACCTTTTTCTAAAGGATTAAAAAATTATAATTCTCTTAAAGCAAAACAAGAAATTTTAAAAAAGAAAATGTCTGAAATTATGAGGCCGTCTAATATAACTAAAGACTTTACTGAACAAGGTAGGCTATTAGGATTTAGAGAAATTCAAAGGTCCATGTCAGATAATATAGGAGAGTTAGAAAAAACTTTTATTACTGAAGTTGCTCCATATATAGATAAAAAAGTTTTAACTGAATTAAGTAATGCAGAATTAGAAAATCTTACTGAAGAATTTAAAAGTTTTAACAGTGGAAATTTATTAAGATTGTTAGACCCTTCAATACCTACAAGAAGTTCTGATGGAAAACCTCTTCCAAAAATAAAAGAAGTTTCTAATAAAATGTTAGATGTACGTGAAGAGTTGCTTAAAAGAATACAAACTACTGATAATAAAAGTGATTGGAATATAAAAGCAAAATCTAATGCACATAAATTAATAAAAGAAGCTTTTACAGTACAAAATCCAAGAAGTCAATTAGATGAAACTTCTGTGATGTTTGATTTAGCAGAAGAAAATAATTTGGTAAAATACAGTGTAGACAAAGATCAAAAAGTTTCTAGGGAGCTTATAACAGGACCAGAGCTAGATCAAATATTAGAAGACTATGGACTAGATAAAAATGGAAGACCTATAGATGGAGAGTTTTTTGATGAAGAGTTTAACAAAGGTGGAGTAGTTAAAAAATTTAATCATGGTGGAGATGTACCACATGCAGATGAGCCTATTGATGAATATTTAGATACTGTAGAAGCTCAAACAGAAAAAGCATTAGGTTTAAAACCTATGCCAAAAGGTACTGGTTTTGGACTTACACCTAAAGCAGTAGAAGAAGCTGAGTTAGTAAGAAATAAAGAAATTGTAGATGCTAAAGATATCAGTCAAGAACCTCCTACAGCAAAACAATTAGCAAAAACTGCTATAGATTTTACTCCTGTAATAGGAGATATTGTTGGTGGTTACGAAGCTGCTGCAGAAATAAATGAAGAACTTAAAGAAGTTAATCCTAATTATGTTTATATTGGTGTATTAGGTGGTGCTACTGCTGTAGGTATGATACCTTTTTTAGGAGATGCTGCTAAAAAACTTATGGACCTTGGTGCTTCAAAAGTTAAAAGAGCAAAAGAAAAAGTAGTAGCTCCTGATACAAAAACTTTAAAAGAAAAATCTGAAGAGTTAGGTTTAGATACAGATGTATATCATTATACTATAGGTTCTGATTTAACTACAGGGAAACTTATGGGGGATGAATTTAATCCTGATGTAGGTAGTACTGGTGATCTATGGGAAGAGTTAGGTGTTCATGTAGGTAGCAGACCTCAAGCTGCAGAAGCTAGATATCAATCTTTAACTGATATAGAAACTACTCCTAGTTTTAGATCAGGTGCACCTTTAGATTATAAACTGCTTCCGGGATTTCAAGATGCTTTAGATAAATATATGGGCCAAACCCTTAAAGAAAGTAGACAGGGTGCAGCTATAATTTATAAAGGTTCTTTAAAACATAATATGAAACCCCCTGTTGCTCAACGTGGGCAACTAGCTACTAATAAAAATATCACCGACCAAGAATGGTTTGAAGCTTTACCTGAAAGAGAAAAACAAAGAGTTATTGCACGTGCAGAAGAAATAGCTATTCAATCTTTTGGTAAAGAAAAACTTCTTGATCATCCTGATATTATAAAAGACTCTGTGATATTTAAAAAAGGCCATTTAGGAACTACTTTGCCATTACGTGCAAATCTTTCTAATCCTTTACCTACAAACGATGGTACGGGTATTTGGACTGAAGAGGCTGCTACGAAATGGTTAGAAGAAACTATGGTAAAAATAGACTCTGATTATATTATGAGGGGTGAAAATAGACCTGCAGGAAAAGACCGAGCAAAAATACTTAGACAAAAACTTGCTAATTTAGGATATACTCACATAGCATATCTTAATGATGTAGAAGATAAAGGAAGACTAAGTTATCTTATGCTTACAGATAGAGGCCCAGATTCAGATAAAGTACTGGCAAGTAAGTTTGCAAAGTTTGATCCTGCTCAAAGAAAAAATCCTAAACTAGGATTGTTTGAAGGTGGTGATGTACCTAGAGCAGATAGACCTTATCTTGATGGCAGAGCAGAAAATATAGTTAAAGAATTTAATGAGCCTATTGATGGGTATTTAGATACTGCTATAGACTTAGCAACTGAACCTTTACAAGAAGCCAAGCAAATTTTTATGCAAGCTGGTAAAGGTGCTGTGTTTGAAATGCTGCCTAAAGATGATCCTAGAATTTATCAAGCCTTTAGACAAACTAATGATTATCTTGCAGGATTAGGATATGCAGGATTTAAAACAGGAGAAGCTGCAGCTAA